AGTCGCTTGTTTGCTGCTTGAGTACTTACTGAGTTTAATGTATAGACCGGAAGACGAGTGGAAACTAAACCACCTCTTGGTCCGCTTCGCTTTATTGGGGCCATGTATTAACCTCTTGTTCTCCAGTAGCGGAATCTATTAGGATCATTTAGATAGGCATTGCGGTAGACCGCTAATCTCAAGTATGGATCGCCATTTCTAAAGATGTTCTTCTTTTTGTTATAGACATCAGAAGCACGACCACGCATGACATGTTTCTGTTCTTGAAAAGCAAGGAAGGCATCTGAACCTTCGTCACCTTGGGTAACGATCTGGTACTGACGCATTGCAGTAGCCATGATAGCTCTTTGTGTGGCGGTATCTAGCTGCTCCCAAGGAATATACTTGACGATCTCTACATAATAATCAATACCCTCTTCCCAAACATCTGTGTCATCAGTGATGTTCCAGAGTCTTGGGGGAGTTGTGTTGTATACACGGGATCGAATAGTATAACCATCTGAATTAATATGAGTAGAGACAAGATCAGCACTGATCAAATCGCCCTCATCTGCATCAGCCATAGGAAGCAAGATGTACTTGGTTCCTGTCTGAGCATTTAGTTTTCTTGTAAACTTGTTATTGGCTAGACCTCTTAGCTGATAATCCAAGCTAACTTGATCTAGAATAGTTTCGGCAATTCCGGTATCAATACCTGAGTTGCCCTCAAGGTCAGCTACTAGGTTTTCACCTGAAGCCAGTAGCATTTGGTTGACTGCTTGCAGTCGTGTAATGTAGCCCATATAGCCTCCTTATTGTTAGAGAAAAAAACCCACCGACTCCCACTTAAGGGAGCCGGGGGTAGATATGAGATCACCTCCTCTTCAGACGCGGTTTGTAAAACAAAACCCGAAAGTAGAGAGTGAATCAATCATTAGGAGGTGGTAACCTTGTACTCAGCAAAGAAGCCGCTGGTAAGGTTGTTTGTACCAACAGTTGTGTTGTCGAGAAGAGCGAAAAGCTCAGCGCGAGTATCAAGATCAGCTGCGGTAGTTGCGCCGACAAGAGCCTTGCAAAGCTCTGGACGGAGGATACCAGTACCCTTCATCATGCTGGCAACGGTGAACTGAGTGTTACGGCGAACATCCTGTACGGTGTCAACCTTCATACCCATAAGTGATAGACCAGCAACTGCTTCTGGCTGGAAGATAATACCGTGAAGCTTGATTCCGCTGGCGTTTAGGTTATACTTAGTACCACCAATAGCTGTATTAACTGTTGCTGAGACATCAGTATTTGGAAGATGGTTAGTCTTGATAATCTTAACACCCATGTAATCAAGAGAATCGCTGAGCATGTTCATGCCAACTGCGAGAGGTGCGCCTAGACCACCAACTTCTTCGCTAGCACCAAAGAGTGGATATCTCTGGAACTCACCAGCAGTAGCTGCGGTGCGTGGAATACCTAGTGAGCGAATAACTTGGAAAACCTTTGGAGTTACTGCACAGTAAACATTGTTAACAGGGAAATCATTCTCCTGCATCTGAACAAGATAGTTCTCAATTTCCTTGAGAATATTGAGAGCTTCCTGATCGGCAGCAGCTGAAGCAGTACCTGTTCCAACTACGCCGGGAACTGGAAGACTTGCTGTTACAAGACCGCGTGGATCTGAAGAAAGAACTGGAACAGCACAAGCAGCAAGCAAGGCCATTGCAATCTGTCGATCACGGGTGTTGGCTAGAGTTAGACCAGCCTGACGAGCTAGTTCTGAACGGTAATCCCACTGAGTAACGAGCAAGTCAACATTGTCAGTCTCAAAGTGAGCAGCCATTGGTCGCTTATCAAGATTGACCTTAAAGGTTGTGCTTGAAGAATCACCACCAATAAGCTCTTCACCAGCATCCCATGCAGCGTTTAGAGCTACAGTACCAGTGACGGGGAACTCATAAGAGAAACCGCCAGAAAGAGTCTTATTTGTAATGACATTCTCAAAAATATTGTATTGATCGTAAGCGTTGATTACTTCGCCAGACCAAAGTGGTAGCCAAAGTTTGTTAGCTCCTGCTGAACCACCTGATGGTTCGGCGGTAACATTTGTTCGTAGTACTAAATCTCCTGCTCCTAGTGGATCTCCGGGCATATTATTAATTCCTTATGTAAGTAGACTAAAAATTTTGAGACAATAAAAGTACGCTCAATCGTTCGATTATTCCTAAAGGAGTCTACTTGTTTGAGTGAGGATAACCAAGGGTCATCCATTACCTTCCGGGGGATTTACCCATAGGTTATCCTCAGTCAATCCGCTGTCTCAGTATGCGGATTATTTAGGTAGTTTTGTAAAATCTGTTCTCATCATCCGCTGTTCCACATAATTGCGGTACTTAGGATCAGTATTGAACTTTGCGTTATTGCGCTCAGCCATAAACTCCCGCTTAGTTTGGTAAGCGACAACTCCTTGCTGAGTGCTAGCAATAGGGATTTGTCCCTTTGCTGTTGGCTTGGGTTCTGCTTTCTTGCTTGTGCCAGTAGCCTTAGCATACTTGGCTTGCAAACCATAGAGAGCAACATCCCAAGCGGGAGAAGCAAGGTTGTTGTTGATTGAATCCTGCTCAGCCTGAGTAAGATTCTTGCTAGCCCAATCAAACATCTTGGCTAGTTCATCCTTGCCTCCAATTAGTTCAGCAGCTTTTGTGTAAGCGACTTCAAGCTTAGCCTTTTGTCCCATCATGTATTCATTAATGACGGAATCAGGCAAGTTGGTCTTCTTCTTGATGCTATCCAGAGTCTCAGGAGAGAGATCATTTTTGGTGGCGAACTCAATGGTCCACTGCTTCCAATCATCTTCGGTAGCAACGGCTGGAGTCTCAGCCTTGATTTCTTCTGCCTTCTTTTCGGGGATCTTAAGAACTTCTGGTACGACAGGAATCTCTTCCTGAGCAGCATCCTGTTTGACCGGGTTTGCTGTAGAGGGTGTCTGCTCGTACTTCTTCTTTAGATCAGCGACTTCTTGCCGTGACTTGGTATATTCCTTTTGAGCGTTCTTAAGGCTTTCAAACCAAGCTCCTGCATCCTTAAAGTTCTCAGGAACGGTCATGCCTTGGTTTCTTACATAAGCGTCAAAAGCAACCTTCTCACGGGCGAGAATAGCATCTTCTGCTGACGATGTAAGAGATTGTTCCTGTGATACTACTGGAGTCTCGGAGGATTGTTCCATCATATCGGGAGTCTCTTCATTCATAGTGTGTGTCTTTCGTTAGAGTTGAAAATTAATAAGACTTCTTGGCTGGCTTCTTAGCTGCCTTCTTCTTGGCTGGCTCAGCCTTCTTGATTGGCTTCTTCATTTCTTTCCTTTCTTTGGGTATACCATTTTCATAGCATCTTTACCTGTGCATGATGTGGTCTTACCACAGTTGCACTTGAATGTTTTTTTTGCCATTAGTTTTTATCCTATGAAATCTGCATTAGTGCTGATAACATGTTATCCATATACATAGTATATCCATCAGCGGGGTGGACTAAATTCAACCTATAGTAAGTATCTTTGTTAGCCGCAGTACTTATATTGGGCAGCGGTGTAATACCACCACCATTGCTTGCTGGTGTTCCAACAGGCCATTCAGAAACTCTAGCAAACTTAGTAGTTGCATTGTACTCTGTAATAAAAGCTCTTTGTGGTTGTAGATTCTCCATACCTAAACTAAATGTAACTCCTGTAGGTGTTCCTGCTGTAGTTGCTATAGCAGATCCACCACGGGTAGTTGAAAGAGTAAATGAAGTAGAACCGGTTATAGCTGTGATGTAATAAGTACTTGGATTTGTATAACCAGTAATAGTTATTCCACTTAGAGTTCCACTAATAACAACAACTCTATTTACAGCTAGTAACGCAGAAGAACAAGTAAATGTACCACCTGTTCCAGTACAAGTAACACTACTTAATGCTCCTTGATTAATATAACCAACTTTAGTAATCTCAAGTTCAAGATTTCTAAACTGATTATTAACTGTTCCAAATGTAGCATAGGCACCAGTTAATGTTAAACCGGGATTACTACTTCCGTCTACAAAAGTAGCATTACCAGCAAATTCTTCGTTTTTGTTGTTAGGCGGTGCAAGAGTACTTATGTAGAAAGCTGATGTAACAGGACCACCAGCAAGGTGTGCAGGAAAATTAGGAGCAACAACAGGACTATTATTCCAATACTGAAATAAACTCTGTCCATTGCCGTTTCCTCTAACAAGTTGATTGTAGTTTATCATAGACTTAATATCTATGACAGTCATTCCGGGTGTTCTATTTGCTAATGCTCCAGCAGCAGCACGAACTGACACTAAATTATCAGCTAAAGAACTACCAGAACTACCATCTGCTGTTGAAATGGGGTGACTTACCCAAGCAATAATTGCTAAATCAGCTTCAGGATAACCAAGACTTATCCATGTATTTCTAAATGTATTCCATATAGAAGTATATGCTGTAGTCCATCTATCTGGTGTTTCGTAATTAGGACCGGGAGAAGCAGCATAACTGTTTACTCCTGATTGAGCTACAATAACAACACGACCGCTACCTGTAGCTGAGATTTGTCGTTCCCTAATTTCACGAAGAAGAGCTTTTAATGATGTATCTTTCACACCATTTAAAACAGAAGCAATTGATTCACTATTGTAACCACCAAGGTAAGTCAATGAAGTAACTGCCCAACCTTTTCGTTTTGCAAAAATAGATTGAGTGTGTAGAGCTATTGGTCCGCATGTTTTGTTTGAACCATTGCCAACAAAAGCCCAACCACAACGATATCCTGTCCGATTAGCTGCTGTGGCTTGTGTGTTAAACGGCAACTCTTCAACAAATTCTTGACCTACTTCACCAGCATTTGCTGCTAAACTAGAAACAAACTTTCTTGTTGTAATTTCAGTACCCTGTCCATTCAAACTTCCGCTAGTTTTAAACGCAATAGGACAAAAGCCTCCATTTTGAGCTGGAGATACTGTTGTGTTGTTTGCATTTAAAAACTTACCATATTTAATTCGATAAAATAAAGCTGTTCCGGGTGCAGCTAATGGATGGTTTTCTAGAATGCCCATTCCAAATGAATTAAAATATTGAACACTATTAGTATTCAAAAAAGCCCAACTTTCAATGTTTGGTCCTAATGAACCTGTGGTACTAGAGCCATAACGAACATAAACTGGATTAACAGCAGTCATGTCAATATAACCAGCAGGACTCCACTGACTATAGTAAGAAGGCGCGGTTGATTGTGCTTGTGTTGAGTTACCAGATAACAAAGGTTCAGAACCTATTCCACTACTTGGTGTACCATTCCAAGGCTTCGTTATTGTTGCTCCAGCTCTCCATCCTCCAGTTGTAGTATTTTTGTCGAGTACTCCTCCACCAACTTCGTTTATAACAGGAAATACAGAAGTACCATAACAAGTCCAACCTTTATTGTTTAAGGCTTCTTGTAAACCATTATGATATCCCCACATTCCAGCTACTGCACTACCTGTATTGCTGTCTCCAACAACTACAAAGTCAATACTATCAACACCATTTGCCAAATCTTGTATAAAACGAGCAGCTTTTTTTGATCCGAATACACCTTCTTTAAGTATAAGCGAATCATCTATAAATGGTTTAATTCTATCACGATACATTAAATTGCTCCGTAATAAGCATTTGCTCCGTTTGAAATAGCACTTGCACTTGTAAATTCAATTTCAATTGTCTCACAACCTAAAGTATCTACTAATAAGAAAGCAGTATCATTAACACTAGTTGATGCAAAAATCTTAGCATCTCCTACAGCTTTAGTAATGTTTGTAATTACTCTAAAATCAGCAGAGTTATTTACAGTGATGGTATTAGCACCTACAGTCATACTTGCTGATGCAAATAAACACATAGGAACATATTCTGTTACAACACCAGTATTATTTACTACTTTATTCCAACCTGTAACTTTTATGTTTGGGGTAGTAACTGTAGAACGAACTACAGGAATAATTTTCAAGTAACTTAGACTAGTATTAGGAATGATAATTGAAGATGCTGTTGAAGTAACAGCGTTTGTTTGTGGAATATTGTTAGAAAACGAAGTGACCGTGTTAAAATTATCTGAAGCTGAGGGACTAGCAGATGTTTTTACAAGCTTTAGCGGTTCTTGAACCGTTTTAAGCTGTGTCATTGTATGTGTATGAATCATTGTTTATCCTTTTTATAGTTCTTCTGAAGGAAAGATATTAACCGCTAAAACATTACTGCATGGTTGATTATCAAAATTATTGAATAGTCTAATACCTAAACTATTTGGTGCTGCTGCACCAGCATGTGCAATGCCTACGGTTAAAGTATCTCCATTATTAAAAGATACATTAGTATTGTTAGTATTTCTAGGCCAAAGAGTAAACGCTCCATTATTCTTTTTCCAGTAAAAAGTAGTACCTCTTGTAAGCCCAAATGCTAAATCCCATTTAAAAAGCAAGTTAGACAAAGCATTATTAATTAACATAGGACCAGCTGCTGTTTGAACACCTGCAATACCATCATCACCCTCGTATGTATCTGGAATAAAAGTCAACTCTGATAGTGCTGGAACATAACCATTAATATCTATTAACTTATTTTGATCTAATCTCCATAATGGAGAAGTATAAGACCATGTTCTATTACGATTCATGTTACTTTATTCCCACCTTACTTGCTTACCACTCTTCTTGGAGCGAACACCTTTAGCAGTACACATGGATTTAGTAGGGCGACAGGCAGGATAACCCCTGCCTTTTTCCCCTGCGCTCTTACGACCGCATGGTTTACCTGTCTTGCAGTCGATCCAGCCCTTACCATTGTTTCGGGAGAACCAGCCATGCAATCCTTTTTTCTTCTCAAGAGAAAAGTCGGCTTTCTTTTTTTTCTTAGCCATTACTTCTTCCTCTTGGATTTGTTACCCCACTTAGCAGCACCAACTTTGCGGCACTGAACCATAGCACCTGAAGCATAAGCAGAATGCTTTTTATAGCGGGACATTACTTTTTTATAGCATGCGTCTTTAGGCATTTACTTCTTGCACTTTCTACCCTTGGGGCAACTTGCTTTGGAACCACCGGGACCAGCCCAGAGATCCTTACAAGCCCAATACTGAGCAGTTAGTTTATTCTTGGCAGAGCCACACTTGTGTCTGGCACGGAAAGACTTACGGGCAGCAGCACTATAGTTGTGACCATAGCCTGTTGCTCCGTAGTGAATAATCTTTTCTTGACCATTGGCACAAGCTTTGACAACCTTCTTTTTATTTGGGTTGGGTGACTTGCGTGGTGAATTACAAGACATGCTAGCCTTGTTTACTTTCTTAGCCATATTAGCCTCCTAGTCCTGATTGCTGTAGCAGACCCATAATGTTTTGTCCACCATTTGCTAAATCTTGTGTAGCAGCTTGCTGCATCACATTACCAGCGGTATTAGCCATTACATTACCAGCTTGCTGTTGCATTGCTAGTTGAGCTTTCTGTGCATCCATTTGCATTTGCTCTTCACGAATTTCTTCGGGCGATCTGACCCAATTACGAGCATCATAGCCAAGAGCAGTAATGAGACTACGGGCATATTCATCCCACTTGAAAGACATTGCGGCTTGCTCTGGTAGATTGCGAACCATCTCACCCATTTGCATAAGCTTTTGGAGATCTGTATCGCGGCTAAGAGCCTGTAGACCAGTAACTACTTCAACAGAAAGGGAACCCTCGCTGTCAAAGAATTGTTCATACATTCGCTTGTCTAGATCGTCAGCCTCAATCATTAAGAATACAGTGCGTCTAATAATCGGTTCCATTAGATCTCTGGCGATTGCGGAAAATGCACCACCTAAGACTGTCTCAAGTTCTGAGCCGATCATTCTAACGGCAGTAGCAGTAACACGGTCGCCACTTGGGATGGCTGAAGATGACATCAAGAATGCCTGACCAATTTCTTTACGCATTGTATCGGTTGCTACCTGAGCAGCAGATACTTGTGTGTTCATTGTTTGTGACGGAGAAATGGTAAAGACATCTGATTGTCGTGCGGCTACCCAAGCACCATTAGGCATATCAGCAACATCATCAATCTCAGTAATACCAGCGGGATCTAGTCCCATCCAGAATGCTGAGGATGCAGCCATGCCATCAAGTAGTGCCTTTGTGTATCCGTCCAGACTTGCTAGATCTCCTAGGATATCTTCGCAATGCGATCTCCCGTAATTTTCTCCGGGTATGCCATACCACCGTAGGACCGTTACCGGACAGACTTCGTAGACACCTTCCGCTAGTAGAACACCATCGGCGTCTTCCTTGCGATAACTCCATAGTCCGTCCTCCGTTCTCATGTACTGGCAATATGTCTTTTTGTAACCCTTCTTATCCGAATCGGGAATAGAGTAATGGACATTGCTCAGTGCTTGTGGATCTTTTAGATCATATTCGATATTAATGATTTCTCGTACTTCGCCTTCTACAGAACGCTGAACAACATAGTGATCTAGTCTGGTAACACGAAACTGGAAATCATCCTCTTCGTGTACCATGCAATCACCAACGATGATTAGATTCTGAATGGCTTGGTAGATTGTTTCTCGTAAGTTAGTTGATCCCAATTTTCGGAAAACCTGATAGCTCATGGTTTCCAAGTATTGGGAAATTTCACTTGTTGGTTCGACACCGGATCTCAAACTGAATTTGAAGAATGGAGTGTCGTTCAAAGGCATCATTGCTGAAAGCATACGACTTGCCAATGAAGTTGTTCCTCTTGCACCAACAGATGAATTGGGCTGAGGCAGTGCCATCTCTTCTGTCCATCCCTCTGGGGGTAGGATAGAAGGGACAGTCAAAGCTGCACACAACCTTGCACGACTCAGCTTGGATGTCCTTGAGGAATCCAAAAGCTGAAAGCGTTCAGCAAGTGTTTGTTCCATAGTGACTCCTTACTGTGGGCGATTACCCATACCTGAATAAAGAGCTGAATAGAAGTCGAACAGTTTGGTTGTAGCACCAGTAGCTGTAGCGGTTGTTGATTCAGCTTCCTGCTGTCCTAGATAAGCAGCTTCTTTAGCTGCTTTTGTCTCAGCAGCGGCTATTTCGGCAAGACGAGCATCTTCTTCTGCTTTAATTCTTGCTCGTTCTTCTTCTTCTTTCTTAATTCTTTTAGCCTCTTGCTCTTCAGCATACTGTCTTCTTTCCAGTTCCTGTTGTTTTTGAAATTCTCTTTCTTCTGTCAGTAGTTTCTGCTGTTCAGTAAAGGTCATACCGCCTTGAATTTTAGGTGATCCACCCATATTACTTACCTCCTTGTTGCTGTTTGAGGACAGCTTTGAGTTTGTTGACAACCTCTATCTGTCCTGCCCTATAAGCAGCTTTTCTTACGAACTCATCTTGTGCAAGATCAGGATCGTAAGCCAGAGGTTTATACAGTTCTTCCAGAATCTTTATTAGGTCTGGGTCTATTCTCGGAAATTTTTCGGACTTCATTATTGAGATTCTCAATTACTTTGTGAAGCTTTTCAATCTCATTATAGAGATCCTTTAACATTAACTTAGTCTCATTGGGACCAACACCCGCAGCTAAATTTAGGCGGGACTTTGCCTGATCAATACTTGTTACCATAGTTATCTCACTTTGTTAGATCAACAATTTCGCAAGCACCAGCGGTGCAAGCCATTGTATGTGATGATGTGGTTGTATCAGCCTTTTCATAGAATGAAAGGTGATTGAAATCGACAGGAGCCATTACATATGCATCATATATTTCCTTGGTGATTGCTTCAAACGGAGCCTGAGCATATACATGATCAGACTTTGGCAGGAAAGAGATACCAGAGATCTTGTCAAAGTTCTCCCATACCCACTGTCCTACTGGCATGAACTCACTATCGGAATAGTTGACGGTGATGCTTGGCTTGTGCTGACAGTAATGCTCCTGATAAGCAAGCCACAGATTAAGGTGGTCGATTGCTTGTAGTTCATCTTGTGTAAGAGAACCTGATGGAGCAGACTGAGCAAAGGTAAAGACAGCTGTTGAATCTGGATTCATCACACAGTCTTCTACCATAACCTGAGCATCACGCATTAGCTGATAAATAGGATCTTTCTTGTCGATACGAACTCTACGATAATAGTGCTCGGCATATCTTGGGTGTAGACCACTGGCTGAGTTAGCCAAGCATGAGGTAGTTCCTTCTGGCTTGATGCAAGTGATTGACTTGCTTGGGTTGACACCCAACTGCTTAGCCCAATCAAGGTTGGTCTTGATTGCAATTTCACGGAGATTCTCAAGAACATGCTTGAGCTTTCCGTAACCAAGAATGCCAGACATTAGCTTGTTGTCAAAGATGCCTGTCATTGAAACACCAAGCAGTCTCTCTTCTTCGCAGTTCTTTGTCCATGAGGAATCCTCACGGGAAAGATATGGGAAGTGAGTGAACATGCTTTGGATTGTTCCGATGATTGTAGCCATCTCAATCTTTTTAGCTAGTGTCTCAGGTGTATCTGAAGCGCGGACTACAACGGTCGATAAGTTGCAGAACTGATTGGGTCTGAGGATAATCTCAGAGCAAGGATTGGTTCCATAATATACATCGACATCACGACCAGCCTTGGCTGCAATAGCTCTCATCGCATCACGGTTGCAGATACCGCGCTCTCCGCTGTGAGAATTGTACAGGTCTGTCCACTCCTCTAGGAATTGTCCCATTGAAGGGCGACCATTGTACACAGCGGAATTATTGGCTAGGGCGCGGTGTCCTGATGATTCCCACCAAGCACCACTCTTGCATGTTGCCATCTCACGATCCGCGAGATCACTTAGGGAAATCATTGCTGAGCGGCGAACGCCACCAACAATAACTGACTGAGCAATCTTGCAGCAAATGTCGTGACACTCAAGCGGAGTGAGTCTTCGTCCCTGAGCCTTGTAGAATGTCTGAACAACAAAGCGGAATACTTCCTCAAGTGGAGCAGGACCACTAGCCCTGCCACCAAAAGTCTTGAGCTTTTCTCCAGCCTTGCGTACTTTACTAGTGTCCCACTTTAGGTGAACACCCTTATAGAGATTGTCGATTAGGTTGTGAAGTGAATCACACCAACCTTCTCGGCTATCTTCTACGAACATAATACTGTCAAACATCTTATAAATAGTTGGAACAGTTGGCATCTTGTCTGTGCATCTACGCTCAACAGAATAACCAACACCAGTACCACACATAAGAATATACATTAGATTGGAGAATGACTTTGGTGAGTCGATCTCCAGATAGGAACAATTGTATAGTGCAGTATGATCGCGGTCCAAAGCTGGTCCTGCGGTCATAAGCCCACGCATTGAGGGTAGAACCTCAAGGTTTAGAATTGCATCCCGTACATCTGGTCGTGAAGCTAGGGCAGGAACCTTGGTCGTAAAGTAATTCCACCAACGATCCACGGTTTCATCCCAAGTTTCACGGCGAGATGCTGAATCCATCCATCGACTATAGCGAGAGATGGCAATAAAGTTTTGAAATGTATCCATATCTGTCCTTCCTAAACGGCTAGTTTCTTATAAACCTGTACTTCCAAAACCACCAGATCCCCTCGTAGTCTCTGGAAGTTTATCGACAGAGATGAATGGGAATTGAGTAACAGGTAGGAAGACAATCTGTGCAATGCGATCACCCTTGTTGATTTCGACAGTCTCAATAGAGTTGTTTACCAGAGATACCATAATCTCACCACGGTAATCACAGTCAATAACACCAACAGAGTTCTTAAGTGTAACACCCTTGGTTGCCAGACCAGATCGTGGGAATACAAGACCCACGAATCCCTCTGGAATAGCAAGGGATACTCCGGTCGAAATCATATGACCAGCACCCGGAGCTAGAGTAAGGTGAAGCATAGACTTAAGATCAGC